ATCCAAAGCCTGCTGCCCCTGCCACTCCAACTGGGTAACCCACCGCGTGCCCGTTATCTCCCCCAGTTCCTTGTCCAGACGATATACGGCGTCAGCATCGGCGTTAGTGGCGGCACTTTGGGCGAGAAATTCGGTGGTTGTCCCCCGAATCGCACCTGCGTATTCCCGCTGCTTGATGGCAACTTCCCCGAGAGTAATCTCCCCCTTTTCATATTCTGCCCGGGCCTTTGCGTAGGCCTCGTTCTCAGTGTTGATTGCGGTCACGACTGCCAATCCGGTCGTATTCAGAAACGCCTGCTTGGCGTCGTTCAACTTATCCATTGCGAGTCGGAAGTTCTCCGTCTCTTGAATCTCCTTCTCGGTGACAACCAGCCCGTCCGCCTGCGCCGCAGCCAGTTCCCGAATGCGGGTTCCGCCCAGCTGCAGGATGGGGTCAAGCTCCGCCCAGTTGCGGCCCATGATTTTGGCCAGCATCGCCGCCCGCTCGGTTGGAGAGGCCATGGCATTGGCCCTGTCCGCCAGGTCCGCCAAGGACTCAATGCTGGGCGCAAACCCGTTCTTAGTGGCTAATTGCAATGACCGGGTGATGGAGTCGATACCCACGCCCATGTCATCACCAACTTGGACGAAGCGCGACAAATCCTCCACGCCCATGCGCGTCGCGCGTGAGGCGTCTAGAATGGCCTTGTTGTAGTCAACAACGGCGCCGACCGTCGCCTCGTAAACTTTCTTGCCCGCAGCTACCGCCGCCGTCACGCTGGCAATGGCAATGCCGGCCGACATCATGCCGGACTTTAGACTCGCCCCCGCCTTGTCCAGCCCGCCCAGGGCCGTCTGCGCTTGCCCGGTGGCCTGCTTCAGACTACTGGCATCACCTGTGATATTGACCTTGACAGTCGCCATTTACCCTCCGTGCAGCATCTTCTCGATCTTCACGACAAGAGAGAACTCGTCCGGGTGCGTGTCGGCCCACTCCGCGTCTACCGTGTTCTTGGTCAGCCACTCCCGGTAGGCAGAGTAGGTATTCAACGCAACGTTCATTCTGTTGAATAAGCCCGCCGGTTGTTCAAGGATACCGCCGGCCACTGGCAGACAGCTCCACGCCTTGCAGTGCAGCGCCAGCAGCAGCTCCTGTGGCTTCTCACACTCGCCCTTGGCCGCCAGTGCAGCGGCCATCAGGAGTTTGGGCTGACTTCTTTGACCTCCGCTACCAACTTTGCAACTGCCTGCCCAATGGCAAACACAATCTGGGCGGACGCGCCGTCCAGATCCGCCTCAGACTTTGGGCACCTTGGATCAACCGACTTGATGAACCCGGCCGCCAGCGCAGCGGCCACGATGGACCTCATAAACGCGGCGTCGGTCAGGTTCTCGGTTGGAAGCAACTCTCTGACTTTCTTCTCGTATCTGTCCAGCTCCCCCAGGGTCAGATCATCGGGCAGGGTGAACTCGAACTTCTTAGCCATGCTATCCCTTTCTGCTAGGTCTCCACGATGGCCGATGTCGGTTGGATGGTGATGCTGACCGGCGCAACGCCGTCATGTGCAACACCAACGGTCAACCCCGTGACGATCCCGGCCACGGCAAGCTTCGGAGAAGTCCCGCCCTGCGGGAAGATGTTGAGAGCAGCGCCCGTTGTGAACACGGTCCCGACGGCGAACTTTGTGCGCATTGCGGCTGCCGTGCTATCGTCCCACGCGTCAATCCTGACGCTGGAATCCTGATGCCCACCCAGATAGGACTTGTGGGTATCACCTGCCCCCGTGGACTCGTAGGTGTCCGCCGTCTGGCTGATCTCAACCGACTTGATGAGGTTGGCAGTAACGGCAGTTGTGTCAATCTTGACTACTAGTGCATTGCCAGCATACTTGGCCATTGGGCCTCCTTATGAACTCGCCACGGTGCTTTCGGTCACACCGCCCGAGGTTTGGAACGTGATACTGAACGGAGTAACGCCATCATGCGCCACGCCGATGGTCTGCCCCGTCACAACGCCATAGAAGACGATAGACGGAGCACCCGCATTGAGCCCCTGCGGGAGGATGACCACGAGGTCGCTGGACGCCACGGAAGCCCACTCGTTGCGAAAATCGCAAGCCGTGCTGTCGTCCCACATGTCAATCCTGACATTGGCGTCCTTGTGGCCGGCGATGTACGACTTGTCACAGTCACCAGCGCCTGTGCTCTCGTAGGTGTCGGCAGTGAACGTGACTTCCACCGACTTGATGAGGTTGGCGGTGAACAGCACCGCGTCCGACGCGGCGTCGTTCGTTCTATTGATGCCAACCGCGAGTGAGTTGCCCTGATATTTCGCCATTGCTAACCTCCTAGTTTAGTAATTCAATCCACGTTGACGTGCATTCCACGCCAAAGAAACTCGTGCCCGAACCCAGCGGGTACTCGTAGATTCCGGCCGCTACAGACAACCCGCTCATGCTCATGCCGGTTGCTAACGCGCCGGCCGCAGATGTCAAAATCATGTCCACGTATGCCCCGCAGTACAGCACCAGGTCGGGCAAGACCACCTGCAGCCCCCTGTCCTGCCCCACCGCCTCGTGTAGATAAAGGTCGGTAACGTTCCACGTCATGAGGGCACCGGGGCTGGCCGTGCCCACGGAGATGCGCTCAAGGGACGAGCCCTCGCTGCCCCAACTCTCCGTGGGCATCAGGATGCGGGTGGGCAGACTGGCGGTCGTTATGACGGGCGGCAGCTTGTTCAGGTCCCTCCCCTCGATGGTAACTGACGTGCCCCGCGTGTTGGTATAGGTCACGCTGACGGCCGCCAGGTTGGTGAACAGAGTCCTGATTGAGCTGGCCATTAGATACTCCCTATCTTGGTCCGCTTATACTTGAAACAAGTATTGGCCACATCGGCCGGCATCTTGGAGGGCAGTATCACCGAACCATCCGGAGTTACCACCGGGCGGTCCACGTCTGCCCCGATGTCCTTCTGGCGGTACAGCCAAGCCGCCAGCCGCATCGTGGCGTGCTTGATATCCACGGGCGGGGTCACGGAGTAGGCCCACTTGCCCTCGATGGCGATATCGTCATCCGGCTCCGTTGTGTAGGTCCAGTACAGCCCACTGTCCGCCCGCAGCTTGATGGCGTGGATCGGCGTGGAGTCGCGGGGGTCGGTCAGCCACACCCCGTCCGTGCTGTCGTACTCATCCCCATCTCCCGTGTCGATGGTTCTGAGGACTGCGAGGTCCTTGTCCAGCATCAGCCAGCCGTCCTCATCCACATCCTCATACATCGAGAAGTGGCGGGTGCTGTAGTCGTCGTCGCACGTCCCGGCAGAAGCTTCAAAGATGCGCCGGCATTCGGTCTCGATCAGGGCCTGCGCCGCCGCGACGAAGTCCCCTATCAGGGTGTCATCGGTGTTATCGCACGCCGGGATGCCCAAACTATCCTTGACGTCGCTAGTCGCAGCGTAGGCCATGGGACCTCCTTAGACCGAGATAACGTCGGACGCCGGTTGCTTGTTGTGCAGCCCGCCGTACCCTAGAGCCACGCAGTGAACGTCCACTACGGTATCCGAGTTATCCGTCCAGAAGTGCATCAGGAGCGACCCGGACCCTCCAAGGGCCTTGACCGCGTTCACGTCCAGCATGAACGGCCCCATGGTGACAGTGGAATCGGCAAACGAAACATCCCCGTGCGTTGCGCCTTCGATGGCCGCATAGTCCGTAAAGTCTGCATCAGATGCCTTGGCATAGGTGCTTTGCCCAAGCAACTCCCACGCCACCACCGCCGTCGATGCGTTGACTACCGTGGAGTCGGTCGCCCCGGGGTTCACCCCATGGATTAGAAACAGCACTCGCGGGCACGTGTAGTCGATATCGATGGCCGTTCCGAACGTACCATCACTTGTCTCGGCGTCCCCCTTCGGGTAGCCATCATAAACGGCCTTCGACCAAACTTGATTAGAAAGGTTATGCATTGGTTCCTCCTGTGCTTGGGGGAGGATACGCCATTGGCGCACCCTCCCCTCGGCTATTCAGTTGTCAGACTATGAAGTCTGTGCTAGCGTGTAGTGCACGATATGCGA